GATTCTTGGTGGTGAAAGCTGATGTCGAATCCGCGTGCGTCCTTTTCGATTGGTATCGATTGGGACTAGATGCGTTGTGGTGAAGTAGCATGGCTATGGATACCAAGCTGAAGGAGACAGAAATGTCACGATCGGCTGGTATGAAAAGCCTGATGTTGCTTTCGTTGGAAGTCACCAAAGATCTTGGTGACTGGTGTTGTGCTAGCACCACTCTCGATTGCAAAACAATTGAGAGGCGGTTCGAACATGAGGGTGAGTCATTTTTGACTATTACCCTTCCCACCTTTGCGAAAGATCTCGAAAGAGCTCTTAGCATGGAGGGCGTTGATCACACTATGTTCCGCAGTTTTGCGTTTCATAGAGGTCTCCCCAAGTTTCTTGGAGGTTTCCTTGATCAGGTGTTCGACCGTAGTACTGGTAGATTGCTTGATGATCCTTGTCCGAAGGCAATTCAAGCCATGCGGCAGATTACTCGGCTGCATGGTAAGATTTTGCTTCAGTGTACTCCCGTGAGGGAACAACGTGCACTGGACGGATTCATCTTGTGTGAAAGCCAGGTTAAGGAAGCTGATTCTGTTCGTACTGAACAGATGAAGGAGGATTTCTCCTATTACAGCTCCTTGCTTTTTCGTGATGTGTTCCTAGACATCGAGAAATCGTTGTTGTCGGATTACGTCATTCCGAAGCATGGGCCGGGAAAGACTGCTGATCGACTTAGCGGTAACGCTAAGTTTGATAACAGAGTCTGGACCGATCGTCTGGAGAAGGTGGCACCAGCTGGTGACTACCTTCTTCCAGGTTATCATTACTCTTCTGAGTATGATACCATTACCTGGCTTGAACCCGGAGAAGAGATACCTGTTAAGGTAACTCTTGTTCCTAAAACGCCTAGTACGCCACGAATCATTGCTATCGAGCCGACTCATATGCAGTATATGCAACAGAGTCTGCTACGCAAGTTCACGGAAGCTATTGAAGGGCATGACACCCTTTCAAGCTTCATCGGATTTTCTGACCAAGACCCTAATCGGGAAATGGCGAGACAGGGTTCCAGTGATGGATCTCTGGCTACACTCGATTTGAGTGAAGCTTCCGACCGCGTATCAGTTGAGCATGTACGACTTCTGACCGCACGCCATCGACTCCTTTGGGAGTTTCTGGATGCAACTAGAAGCCGGAAGGCTCTCGTGCCTACTGTAGGGGTAATTCCTCTCAGTAAGTTCGCGTCTATGGGTTCAGCGACTTGTTTTCCTGTCGAGGCTATGGTCTTTACGACCGTAGTGTTTTACTCGATAGGCAAGAAGCTCAATCGCCGGTTGACCCAAAGAGACCTAAAAGGTTTCCAAGGGCAGGTGCGTGTGTTTGGGGATGATATTATCGTTCCCACCACTTATGCACAGTGCGTGATAGACGGGCTCGAAGACTTCGGATTTCGAGTCAATAAAGACAAGTCTTTTTGGACCGGAAGGTTCCGAGAGTCTTGTGGCAAGGAGTACTACAACGGATACGATGTTTCCATCGTTAAAAACCGAAGGGTACTACCTGCATCACGCCTTGATGCCGCAGAAGTCAAATCAATGGTCGTCCTAAGGAACTTCCTCTATGAGGATGGTCTATGGAAAACCGTTGAGTGGCTCGACAATAGGATTAGGAAACTAATCCCTTTCCCAATTGTCGAATCGACATCTGTCGGGATGGGTAGAATCTCCTTTCTGACCGGTTTTATTCCGGAACGGTTGGATGATCAACTCCATAGGCCCCTTGTCAGGGCCGCGGTGTTGACCAGTAAACCACCAATCAGTATGATTGATGGAGCTGGTGCCCTCCTAAAGTGGTTTCTCAAGGAAGGACTTGATCCTTTTGAATTGGGAAGCTACGAGCGTCAAGGACGTCCGGATTCCGTCAACATAAAGATCCGGTGGTCGCAGCCCTTTTAGGGGCTGTGCTGGCGAAAGCCAGTGAAG